ATTCCACAAGTAAAAATTACGAGGAAACAATTATGTTCAAATCTGTTCTCGCAGCTGCCGCTGCTGCACCTTTCATGGCGACCGCTGCTATGGCAGGTCCCTATGTGAATGTCGAGGCTAACTCTGGTTGGACTGGTTCTAACTATGGTGGCACCGCTATCGATAACCATATTGGTTACGAAGGTGCTCTTGGTGAAGATGCTTCTTACTATGTCCAAGGTGGCGCTACCGTCAAACTCCCCGATGGCGGCGACGCTAAGTGGGTTCCTTCTGGTAAGGCAGGCGTTGGCGTTTCGCTGACCGATTCTCTTGGTGCTTACGGCGAAGTTTCGTTCGTTGGTTCTGGTGAGTCTGGTGTTGACCGTGGTTACGGCACTAAGGCTGGTCTGAAGTGGACCTTCTGATCTGACAATTAGATAATGTGAAGGGGGTCGCAAGACCCTCTTTTTTTGTATCTAAATAACTCAGGTGTGATGAGACTTTTATGTTATCAACAAACTACCGTCTACGCATGGAATTCATTTGTGAAAGAATTACCAAGTGTGAGGAAGTCAAACTTGAAGACATGATCTGGGCGGAGAAGTTGGCAAGACATAATAGAACCGCTGCGACGATGCTACGGCAGGCAAGAAGACGTGCCAGCAACCCTGATATGGTTGATGGTGGTCTAGATGATTTCATGAACGCTATGGACCTTGGAGACCCAGATCCTAGCAATCATAAAACCAGATTCGAAAGTGCTGATGATATTGTTGATTGGTTCTCCCAAGACAAACCCGAAGATTGGCGACAAAGAGATTGATTTGATGAGGAAAAAAATGACTAATACAGCAAGACGCAGGAAAAGCAAAGATACTGACGGAAAGTTCTTCTTATATGTGGCATTTCATTCAGTATTCACAGCAATCGCTAACTTATTTCGAGACGACGATTGACAAAACCCTAGAAACCCAGTAGAATAACACTGTCCAAGTTTCAGAGGGGTCATGGCTCTATCAAATTCTGTAGAAGAGAGCTTGAAGGAAGCTTCTGCTTCGCTTCGTAATGCTCTAGCATTCGCTGCTAGACAAGAACGACCAATTGTTTGTACTCAAATCGCTAGAATGATTAATGAGATCGAACAGATTGGTTCATTTGATACTATTTTAGATAAATTTGAGGAATTGGCAAATGAAAAAGACTCTTAAGCGCATCGATAGCAAAGGTCATGAGGAGATTTGGGAGTGGGAAGAGACGCCTGAGCTCAAGGCATTCATCAAGCGACAGACAGTTGTGAATCTGTCTGCACCCCCTGTCCGTCCTACATAATACATGGTATAATTACTAGGTAATCGAGACAGGACAATGACTACGCTTCCTAACTGGCAGAAGCACTCTAAAAAAGAGAAGAAGCGTAGTCTGAAACCCCAGGCATTACGCCAAGCAAAAGCACGTCGCCAAGCGCTAAAGAAAAAACTATTAGAGCGAATATGATGCTTTTAGTATCATATTTACGCGAGTGAGACTTGGTAGTCAGAGAGGTCTTATAAACCTTTTCCGCCAGATTAGCGGCTTTGAGGTGGTTCAAATCCACCCACTCGTATTAGTGTAGATGTGATGTAAGGAAACACACCTCTATGAGGGTATGCAGGTATCAAATCCTGTCTTCTACACTATCTTTATTGTGTTTTGAGACAACTTATGGTATAAATAATACTATAAGACACCTCAAAACACATAATGAAAATCCACACAATAATCTGCAAAAATTGCTCAAATTACTTTGAAGCAAAAGATAAAAGGAGAAAGTTTTGCAGTAGAAGTTGTGCGGCAATTTTAAATAACTCACATCACCCCAAAAATCCAAGAAGAGGTAAATGTAAAGATTGTGAAAAAGCAATTTTTTCTAAAAGAGTTAGGTGTATAGACTGCCACCGAGTATGGAAAGGTGGATTAAATTTTGAGGATAAAACTCTCGATGAAATGAAACTTCTTGGAAAAACTCCATCAAACATTTATGGTGCTATTAGGTGGAGAGCAAGAAAAGTTGCTAAACTTAAAGGGTGGACAAAATGCTGCAAATGTGGTTATAATAAGCACATAGAAGTTGCTCATAAAAAAGCAATTTCTGATTTTGAGGGAAACACTCTTGTTTCGTTAATTAACTCAGAAGACAACCTAATGCCGTTATGCCCTAACTGTCATTGGGAATTTGATAATCTCTAGCTCGTTTACCCATCTGGTTGAAGGGACCGATCTCATAAATCGGCAGAGGTCAGTTCAATCCTGACAACGAGCACCTTGCCCGCATAATCCAACAGGCAGAGATAGGGAGCTTAAAACTCCTCCAGTGTCGGTTCGAATCCGACTGCGGGTATTCCTGTGTAAATAGTAACAGGAAATCAAAACAATCAAATGTAATGGCAGTTTTTAGGTACACCATCACTCGAAAGCATGTCTTTGTTGACAATGAACCTGTGCTGATGTATTATATTGAAAACATACCATTTGCTTTTGATATTCTGGAAGACCACGAAAAACATGATAAGTGGATCTTGTCAGAAGCAGCACTCAATCAAGAATATACACTTGAAGATATCTTCAGGTATTCTGATTATTTGATTGCTGAAGAATGTCACCCAGTTCTATTTGAGTTAGATCTTATCAATCCTGAAGTATTACCCGATGAACCAGTTTCTTGAATATCTAGAAGGTCACTTTTCTAATAAAAAGCAAGCGCAGGGACATCCTACTCGTTATGCTCATATACATATAGTTCATCGGAAAATTTCCGATCATCGCTTTTATGGTGAACAATCATATAACTATATGATGGCAAGACCATATCGACAGTTTGTGATTGATGTAATTGAAGAAGATGGTAAGTATCGTCTGAGGAATTACGAACTTGAAGCACCAGAACGTTTTGTTGGTTGTAAAAACTTAGAAGCACTAAAAGATACTCACTTGACATATCGCACTGGATGTGATATTATATTTGAACAAGTGGGGGAGCATACTTATAAAGGTGGAACTTCTACATGTGAATGCTTTGTCGAATGGCAAGGCAAAAAAACATTTTTAGAAAACAATATTCTTCTTACTGATAAAGAATATCATGTAATTGATGTTGGTAGAGATGTTGAAACCAAACAGAAAGTTTGGGGATCAAACTGGGGTCATCTCAAGTTTGATCGTATATAGACAAGCCCTTGTAGCATAATGGTAATGCAGCGCACTTGTAATGCGAAGAGTGTTGGTTCAAATCCGATCGGGGGCTCCAGGGGAATTAGCTCAGTTGGTAGTAGCGTTTGCTTTGCAAGCAAAATGTCAGGAGTTCGAGTCTCCTATTCTCCATTCGCTATTTTCGAATAGCGAATACATTCCTTTATAGCTCAGTCGGTAGATTGAGTGACTGTTAATCACTATGTCCCTGGTTCGAGCCCAGGTGGAGGAGTTATGAAAGGTGATTGTACTTGGTCCGAACAGTTTGGATACATTTATCTGTGTGTCAAAGAAATAGTCAAAATCCTTATCCTAAAAGATAGATACACCCCGTCCGTATAAATAAATCGAAGAGAATCCTAACAGAATTCGGTCGGATTAATTATGCCACTAACAAGACTGGACAACCTGATCACCAGCAAAACAGGTAAGTATCTATATGTTTCACCAGACGATTTCAATGCATCTGATGAACTGAATAACAGAGGTAATTCTCCTGTAAGACCATTCAAGTCAATTCAGAGAGCATTCCTTGAAGTAGCACGTTATTCCTATCTTCCTGGTGTAGATAACGACAGGTTTGACCAGTTCACCATCATGTTGATGCCTGGTGAGCACTTTATTGATAACCGTCCTGGTGTCGAGGATGTATCACTTATTGATGTGTTTGGTTTTGATCAAGCAACTAATGAGTGGACCGATAATTCAATCCTAGATCTCTCAAACCCAGACAACATCTTCTATAAGTTCAACAACACAGAAGGTGGTGCGATTATTCCTCGTGGTACTTCTCTTGTTGGTTATGACCTTCGTAGAACGATGGTCAAGCCTCTGTATGTTCCCGATCCTGCTGACTCTAGAGAAAATAGATCTGCCATCTTCAACGTAACTGGTGGTTGTTACTTCTGGCAGTTCACCATTAAAGACGGTGAAACAACTTCATTATCTCCTCTCTATAATCCTAACGCTGCTGTACCTAGTGGTGAGGTATACTATTCAAAGTCTGACTTTACTAAGAAGACTGCTCCTAACTATTCTCACCACAAACTAACTGTATTTGAGTACGCAGATAAAGAAGAACTGCAACTCCTTTACAGAAAGATTGCTAAGGCATTCTCTGCATTCCAACCTCAGATCAACCAACCTGGGGAGTTTGATGTAAGAGTACAAGAGAACAGAATTGTAGGTCCTCTGTCCGACTCTAGAGCAATTGAAAGTCTAAAGTTTGACGATGCTACATCTGATCCTGCTATTCCTGGTTCGAACGTAAGAGTTACAGTAACCACAAAGATTGATCATGGATACTTTGCTGGTCAGTCTGTTGCCGTTCTAAACACTGGTATTGATGATAAACTAGAAGGAACGTTCAACATTGCTTCTATTGATCCTACCGATGGTAGAAAGTTCACCTACTTTGTATTTGGTGAGGTAGTATCTACAATTGGTCCTGGTTCTAATGCTGGTGCAAGTAGCATCTCTCCTGGTGATGTTCTAGACATTACATCATCACCTGCACTCGGACAGAATGCTCTGACTCTCGCAGAAGTTGACTCTGTTGAATCTGCTTCTCCATATGTATTCAACTGCTCCATCCGTTCTACCTGGGGTATTTGTGGTATCTGGGCAAATGGTTTGAAAGCCACTGGATTCAAATCCATGGTTATCGCTCAGTACACGGGTGTTTCGCTACAAAAAGACGACAGAGCATTCATCCGTTATGATGAGTTTACCAATACATTCAATCAAGCATCACTGAAGGATGCTTTTGATAGCATCCCTTATCACACTAAGGGTGATTCATTCTGGAAAGATGACTGGAGAAACTTCCACGTTCGTGCTTCGGAAGATGCCTTCATTCAGAACGTTTCGATCTTCGCTGTTGGTTTCGCTGATCACTTCCTGATGGAGAGTGGTGGTGACATGTCGATCACCAACTCTAACTCCAACTTTGGTAATACCTCACTACACGCAATCGGTCACAAAGGATTTGCATTCAACAGTGACAAGGGTGGATACATTGATGCTATTATCCCACCACAGGTAATTGAAACTGTTGATAAGAAGATCAACTACTACCCATTCAACATCCCCGCGATGATCAATGGTGTTGAGGGTATTCAAACTGCATCTTCTGGTACTGTAGTATTCAACCACACCAGACTATATCTAGATTCTAATGATGATGCACTAGATCCTGCAAAGCGTCCTGCTGTATCTATTGATGGATACAGACTCGGTGCTAGACAGAATGAAACCATCTATACTAAGTTGGAGTCTGCTTATATTGGAGACGACCAAGAGTATAGTTCAGAACTAACTCCATCTGGTTTCACTAAGTACATTGCTAAACCAGACATTCTAGCACCATCTGGTGGTGTTATTGATAATCTTGCTCTCGATGCTGCTAACCTCATTGAGCTCAACAGAACTTTCTTCCAAGAAGAAGTATTTGGATATGTTCTAGAGAAGTATCCATATCTTCAGAACATTTCTTATGTCAACCCTGGTCTAGATCCAGACGCTAACAGATATTTCGATGCTCGTAATCTAATTCTCTCGAACAGAGATGAGATTATCGATACCGCATATGATCAAATGTACACAGCATTTGGTCCTGCTGGTGAGAACAACCAAGACTTCCTGAATGGAAACAATGAGGCAAAGTGTAAGCGTGATATTGGTTACATTGTTGATGCTATTGCCGAAGACCTAAGAGACGGTGGCAACAGTAATATCATCAATGCAACTAAGTTCTACTTCAATGCAGATGGAACACCACTTGCAAACGGCCTTGTAGGTGAAGAAAGATTTGCTGTCTTTGCATTCAAGAGAGCTCGTGATCTTTGCAAACTAGCAATTGCTAACCTGTTGACAGTAACAGATCCTACTGTTATTATCGATGCATCTAATGCTGTTGATCCTGCTGGTCGTTACAAAGATTCTCGCAACCTAATTCTTGCAAACAAGCAAGACATCATCGATGCTGGTATCGCTGCAATCACAGCATACAATCCTTCCTTTGTATTCCCTGGTGGTAGTGATACTAAGTGCCGCAGAGACTTAGGACTAATCGTTGATGCTGTCGCACAAGATCTCTGGTTTGGTGGCAACGAGTATAGCATTGCTGCTACTGAAGAGTACTTCAATAACAATGTATTGACTGCTGGTGGTGTTGCTGGAGAAGTAAACGAAACCATCAGAGCTCTGTATAAGATTCAAGATCAAATGAATCTTGCAGTCAACAATCAACTTGCAGTCACTGATAACACAGTAACTCTAGATCAGACTGGCGATCCTCCAATCGTAGCAGATACACATGCTAACGCTTTTGAAATTATCAAAGAGAATAAGAAGTTCATTGCTAAGGAAGCATATGAGCGCATGAAGTCTGTGAACTCTAATGTTCAGTATAGCTGGAATCCTGTTGGAACATTAGGTTGGACTCCTCGCCCTGATACTACAGAGCAAGATTGTCTGGATGATGTATACAAAATCATCGACGAAGTTGCTTACAACGTGAAGTTTGGTGGTAACCATAAGACTTATGATGCTGCTGAAGTTTATGTAACTAACACTCTAAACGGACAACCAATTTCTTCATTCATTGATGAAGAGCGTGATGAAGCATCAAGAGTATTCCTTGAGGCGAAGAATATTGCCATCGATGTGATGCGTAATATCACTGTAATTCCTACCAATTGGACTCCATCTGGTGATAGTGTACAGAAGAAAGATCCAACAACTATTGTTGACACAAACAATCCAACATGTGCTTCGGTAGAAGCAGCACTCGATACTCTATTTGGTATTATTATTCAGGCAGTTGGAACTGATGCTGGAGTTGGAAACCTCAATGGTATCACAAGAACTGTTCCTGCACAACCAACTTCTTATACAGTTGGTAACTGTTCGGATGTTCTAGATACGATTGATACTCTTATCAGCATCATGGCTGATGCATTGTATGCTGGAAATCTCAATGGTATTCCTGCTGTAAACAGTGGTAACTGGGATTGTGCAAACGTAAGAGGAACAATCCATACACTCACAGACATCATTGTAGACGCCATTGAGGGCGGTACACTGACAACTCTACCCGATGTATCCTCTGGTGCATTTGTTGCCAATGCACAGGCATCTAAGTGCTATAGAGACGTTGGTATTATCACTGATGCAGTTATCAATGACCTACGTTTTGGTGGTAACCTCAACACCATTCAGGCAGGTGAAGCATACTTCATTGGTAACAACCTAGAATACATTGATGGAGAGAAGAACGAGACTCTAGATGCATGGGATGCTATTAGAAACCTAGCAATCTCTGCTCTACGCAACCACACCACACAAGTCAATGGTTGTGTTCTAACCAATGGCAGTGCAATTGTTGATGTTGGAACTAACGTCGGTCTAGCAATCGGCATGAGAGTTGTACAGTATGATCCTAATGACTTCTCTGCTGATGCACAACTGAATGCTGGTTCAACACCAATCTATACCAATATTCCTGAAAATACTTTCATCAAGAAGAAGATTGGTACTACTCAGATTGAACTTGGTGTAGAGAATGCTAGATTAGATACTGGTGCTACTGTACCTGTTATTGGTCCTGGTGGTAGCAACATCACTCTCTACTTCACAATGGAGAAGGGACAGTGGGCAGATACTCTACCTACAACTGATTCTACAATTCTTACTAGCAACGCAGGTTATCCTGAGTGTAATGCTGTTGCATCTGCTGTTGATACACTGATTGATAACATCACTACCATCATCAATAATGGTATTGGTTCTGTTGATCTAGTCGAAGCAACTGCTACTTCATCTGATTATGCTACAAGAGCAACCATCTTTACTATTGATATTGATGGAACTGGTGCTCCTAATCCTCATAAGTTCGAGACTGGAACTGCTGTAAGACTTGTTCCACGTCCACGTTGGGATGCTGAAGCACAGAAGTATGTTGAGGTTGATAAGCGTTTGGTAAGACTGCCAAATGGTTTTGAAACTAACAGAACATACTATGTAATTGCTCCTGGCAGAAAGACTGCTCCATACGATTACTCTGGTTCTGCTCTATTCAATGGTAGCGATCAGACTAAGTTGATGCTTGCAGAAACCAGAGCAAATGCTGCTGCTGGTATCTACATCTACTCATCCGAATCTGATACGATTGACGAGAATGTAGAGATTGACATCTACAAGTTTGTACTTGATGAGAAGTATGATCTTGATTCTTATAAGTGTCAAGTTGATGTTGCTGTTGCTGGTGGATCTGCTATCACGGGCGGTATTGTTTCTAACGTTGCACACATCTTTGATGTTCCTAACGCAAGCACAACTCCACAGAGAGTATTCTTCAGAAAGATCAATGACACCACGCCACTACCACTTCTAGCGGCAAACTTACAAGGTGATAATGCATCTGCAAATAGCAACGACTCTACTGCTGGTGTTGCTGATGCAAATGGTAGACTAAATCCAGAGTTTGAATTCTTCACTCGTTATGTTTACAACCCAGACAAACCAAACAAAGTATTCTGTATCTACAAGACTCATGCAGATGCTATCAATGACACTAACAGAATTACATTCCAGTCATTGAGTGACGCACAGTTTGTTGCTTACGCTAACAAGTCACAAACTCCATATGCATTTGACCCAAGAGGTATTGAGTATTCAAATAGCAACACTGGTAGATGGTATCTCAAAGTCAAGGATACTTCAAGTTCTGGTAATCCACTGTCAGTCCAGCAAGAGAGTATCCTATGGAGAATCAATCAGTCTGATATTAGACAGTCACCCGATCCTAAGACTAATGATTCGTTCTATCTACGTCAAGAAGATAACAGAGAGAAGGATGACAGAACCTTCAAGATTCGTTACGTCATTCCTAACTATCTTGAAGGAGTTAGAGATCCTATCAATGGATTTGTTCTCAAGACAAGAACTGACTCCACACGTAGACTTAGACCACAAAGAATCTTACTCAAGCCTGCTCCTGGAAACTTCAAGTCTGATGCATTCTTCCAGAATGATAGAAACCCAGGAGAAAGAATTGGTTGGACTAGCAATCAAATCATTCAAAATTTAGGTACACTAAACAACGCTTACGATCCATATCGTAGAGACACAACTGGTGCTGGTATTGATTACAGAAAGAGAATCACTACTGACAACAACGTCACCATGACAATTCAGTCTGGTAGACTAAGAGAAGTTGAAGGTGATACTTACCTAGAACTGAACGTATTTGATTACGAACCAAACCCAGAAATTCTAGCACTCAATGGTTCTTCGTTCAGAACTGTCAAGATTAGTGCTCCTCAGGGCGGACTATTTGAAGTCAATAAGAGTGTTGGTAGCGGTGTTCCTACTGATCCTCATTATATTCAATGGTCTGGATTCAGCTCGGGTAGTGCATATGTACATGCATATACTAACGTTGGTTCTGATCACTATCTAATCCTCAAGGGTGATACCATTGATGGAAATCTAATCTTCTCGCCATTCCAGAACACTAGATTCCAGCAAGGAAATATCTATGCTGATCTTCTAGAAGATCCAGATGGTGGTAAGTCATTGCCACTCAAGAGACTAATTGAAAAGGGTAAGAGTGATCTCTTCTACAAACAAAACGGAGCACCTGTATATACTATCACTCCTGGTGATATCATCAAAGAAGATGGATCGGAAAATAGATTCATTGTTGCTTCTGTTGAAGATGCTGGTGAGATTGATGATACCTTCTACATCTTTGACATCGAGACACTTCAGCGTCGTATTCCAAAACAGCAAGATGGTATTTACTACCTGACTGCTATCCGTGGTAATATCTCACCTCTACCTCTAGGTGCTGGTAACCAGAATAACTTCCGCAACTTCAAGTTCTCTCAACCAATTTCTTATCTATATCCACAGAACTATAAGAATGATCCTTATTGGTTCACACATGCAGGTACAACACCATCAGAGAAAGCATTTGCACAGGGTCTGATTGATCCTCCTGCAACTTACTCTGCTGCTGATAACTATGTACATGGTTTAGTTAGAACCAACGATTCTAAGGGATCAATGACCAAGGAGACTATCCTTGATCTGATTGAAACTCCTGCTTTTGAGCGTAACACATATACTGGCGATAACGCTATTGTTGCACAGGAAGGTAATGCTTCTGCTGGTGCTGAAGACAGACAGATCCGTCTTGCTGGTGATAGCGAAGTCTATACTGATCAGAAGTGGTACGTTGAACTCCGTAGACCATCTATTGCTCGTGCTGGTAACCACACGTTTGAATACCTTGGTTTCGGTCCTGGTAACTACTCCACAGGTCTCCCAGCGCGTCAGGAGATCGTTCTAACGGCGACTCAGGACTACTACGCCCAAGCGAAGCGTCAAGACGCTGGTATCGTCTTCTACACGGGTATCAACTCCAACGGTGAACTCTATATTGGTAACCGTAAGATCAATGCTATTACTGGTGAGGAAGAGTTCCTAGAAAGAGCAGCACTGATTGACTCTGATGATGACGAGGATGATATCAGCTCACTCATCACCACCTTCGAAGTTCCTGTAACATTCAACCAGAATATTACAGTCAACGGTGGTGAAGGAGAACTGGTAAGCAACTTCAACTCACCAGTTACAATCAACGTTTCCAATAGTGATCTAACTCTTCAAGATAGACCACTTTATATTCTTTCTAACGTAGATACACAAAATCCAGATGGAACACCAAATGATGTAACTCTTGATAGAACTTCATTCTTACCACGTCAAAGTGGTGATATGTATCTCGGTAAGAATGAGATTAGAGCAGCAATGTTCAATCTCAATGCTAAAAAGAATGGTCAGAGTTATAGATTCCAGACACATACTTCACTTGAAATTACTGGTCCAACGCCATCTAATGTAACTCCAAACCAGTCTACACTGTTCAGTGCTGGTCTTGGTGGCAGTGCTCTAAACAGCAAGCAGTATGTCAAGTATGGTACTTCTACCGCATTTGTTCTACCTCAAGATGGTGATGTTCTATTCAAGGGTGGATCTGTTGAAAGGTCTGGATCTCTTGGTTGGATTTATGCAAACTACTTTACTGTAATTCAGAATGCTGCTATCTTCTCTGTCAAGTTCAATGGAACTACGAGAGTAAAGATCAATTGGAATACCATCAATGGAGTGCAGCAAACTAACGCATCTCTAGGAATTAGAGAGACTTCAGCAATCAGAATTTCCAACTTCTATCCAGTTGGAACAATGAACGGAACGTTCAACGTTATTTCTACTGTTGTTGGCGAACCATTCCAGGCTACTGATTCCTTCTGCTGGATTCAGGTTGGTGAGACAATTGCTGGTGTTTCTTATGATAATGATGGAGATGGATCGCTTGATGCTCCAGTCTCAGAACCAACTTGGAATAGTCTAGTAACTAATGCTGGAACTCCAATCAATGGTAGCACTCCTGCTCCAGTCATGGAATTCTCCACGGCAAATTGGAAAGAAGTTGGTGTAATTGGTGCTGAAGCAATTAGAACTTCAACTGAAAACATTGGAGACTACAGACTTGGTATCAACACAATTGCTTCTGCAAATCATCTAGCTTATGAAACAGCATTTGTTGATCAGTATACTGATCCTAAAGCAAACCTAGACGTTGTTGGAACGGCATGGATTACTGGAAGAACTGTAAACAATTGGTTAGGTCAACCAAATGCTCCATTGTTCAACAGAACTGTAACTGGACAAGCAAATGCATTCTTGGTTGGTGGTGATAGAGACATTCCAGATTCTATTGCTGTTCTAAGGGTCAATACTCTAAACAATAGAGTTGGTATCAATGTTTCAAATTCCGACATTGTTCTCGATAAGGAATTTGTTGTTGATGGTGAAGTAAGATTTACTGAAACTCTTACACTTGATAATGGCATTATTGATACTCCAAGCACTACATTTACCCTTGCTCCTACAACTACTGATGTAGATCTATTCCCACAAGCACTACAACTCAAGATTGCTAATAGTGCAACTGGAGTTCAATCAATTGATATTGGTAATGGATCTGCAACTCAAACGGTAAAAATTGGTCATGGAGCAACTACATCTCTATTCTATCTACATAGCAATTCAGAAAACTCTGTAATTGATATTGGTACAGTTGCAAGTGATGCATCATACAACTCTCAGATCTTCATGGGAGGTGCGTTTGCTAATCAGAATAGTTTGTTCAACATTAGAAACGCTAGAACAAAGATTGATGGAGATCTACAGATTGGTACGCCATCTACTGGCATCACAAAGATCTACTCATTTACACCAAAACTAGAAGTATTCAGTGCTTCTGGTGGTTCTAATGAAATTGATCTTTGCCGCACTGGTTCTGTTCTAAGCATCGGTGCTGACGCTGGCACAACTACAATCAATAATAGTCTGTATGTCAAAGCATCTGAGAGAGTTGATGGAAACATCACACTCTTTGGTGGACTTCAATCGGGTGAACTGACTGCTACTAGAGGTATCTTCAACACAACAACATCAGCACATGGTTTTGGTGGAGTTGACAATCTAAACATCGATATCTATAAGCGTATTGAAATCGGTAAGTCAATTGATACTCAAGGTGCTGCAACATGGGGTAATACCACATTCATTGAAAATTCTGGTGAGGGTACTTACTATCTACCAGTCAATGAACTGATTGGTCTAACCGATATTGCTATTGGCGATCTACTACTAATTGATAGAGAAGCATCTGGTGGAGATCAGGCAACTTCTGAAATTGTTCTAGTAACAAATCTAATCAATGCTACCGATGCTACTGATCCAGATGGATATAGAGTTGAAGTATTGAGAGCACAAGAAGGAACAACTCTTAGAACTGACCACCCAGATAATTGTGTAATTACTAAACTACTCAAGCAAGAGAACGTTAGCTACACTACTTCTACAATTTTAACTGGTGCTCAGGGAACTTCTGTACAGATTACAACTGCTGAGTTTGGCGGATCGATCAACATCAATGATATCCTAAGAATTGATGACAACGAACTATTCAATGTCACATATGTTTCTACTGATGCCGAAAACGTTCAAGGACTTAGAATCAATGATGGCGGTGAACCACCTCTTACTGTATTCGAAGTTCTTTCAACTACTGGTCAAACAACAATTCTTGGTCCAACTGAAGTTAGAAATAATATTACTCTAACTGGTACTACATCTCTAGGTGATAGACTATTCACTATTACAAATGGAACTGATGTAAGATTGCAAGTTGATAGTTCAAATGGAAATACCAAACTATTTGGTAGTCTGAGTGTTGGTGTAAACTTCAACGAATTCTTAGTTGATGGTGCTACTGGAACTCTAACAATGAATGGTGGAGATGTAAATATCTTCGCTGATGATGGAACAACACCAAAACTTACATTTGTAAATGGTAACGGAAATCTAACTATCTCTGGTGTAATTACAACTCAGGGAACTGGAGAAAACCTATTCGCTGGTGATGTTACTCTGAATGGTGGAGATCTAACCGTAAATAGTGGTTCTACTAAGAGATTCAAGGTAAATAACAATGGTAACATTGACCTTGGTGGAATTGACGCTTACTTCTCTGCTAGCGGAGCAAGAAAGTGGTTGTACATGAGCACTGTTTCTGGTGATGGTGGTGAATTGGTTGGTAACGTCAACTACTTCACGAAGGCATCTTCTGATCTAGTTCTCAAGTTACCAGATACTGCTCAAAGTGGAGATTGCATCAGATTTGTTGACATTGGTGGAGCATTGACTTACAATGTAAGAATGATTATTAGAGCCCCTGACGGTGTACCTGTTGCTGGAGATTCTACCAATACTGGAATTACCATTCCTGGAGTTAGCCTAACTAACTATGATGGTGGTGAACTAATTGTTACCACTCCAAACGCCGCATTTGGTCTTATCTATGCTGGTTCAACTAATGCTGATGGAACTGCATCTGGTATCCCAAGTAACCTACAGGGTTGGTGGCTAATGGAAATCTAATTCCATAAATTCTGAAAAAAATTCTCCGCCAAAAATAGACGAAAAAAGATGGCAACATACGGAACACTAAAAACTATGAAAGCCGCCGCCATTGGCACTATTATGCCATGGGGCGGCGACTTGACCGCTATTCCTGCTGGTTGGTTGATTTGTAATGGTCAAACTTTGAATGCCGTTGATTATCCATTATTAGCACAAAATATTGCTGATAATTATGGTGGTCAAAATTTTGGCGGAACATTTCCCAATTATACTGGGCAAATTGCCCTCCCAGCAATCAATCAGAGAGGATTGGTAGATATTGAGTCATCATATTTTGATAACTCAAATGATATTGATACAACAGAGGCACTTGCTGCTTTAGTTTCTCCAGGAACAACAAATACATTGATTGGTCTTGATACTGATAATGGCGTTGGAACTTCTTTCAATGCTTATACAGATATCAATTTTTCGTATACACCAGAAAATGATTTTACTGGAAAACTAACTGGCGCTACATTGAATGAGACTTTTGGATCGAAAACAGTCTATATGTCTCACAGAAAACTTGGTAGAAGACATCTTACAATTCACAGTCACCCAACTACTTTTACAACATTATATCTTCCTTCTTCTGGTGCTAGACCAGGACAAGGTGTTGCTGCATGGGGTGAAATCAATTATCGAATCGAGAGAGCTAGTTTCGATCAACTTGATTATTCTCAGGTTCAGGCACAGTTGAATATTCAGTATACTAATGATCAGGGATTTGGTGGAGGTGCTCCTGGCGTAGTTGTTACTAATGTTCAAGGTGAAGGTCCAACATACAACCTAAAACCAGTAAATGTAATTGGATCACCAATTTCTAATTGGTTTGGACCTTATCAAGTTCCAAACACAAAATCATCAAACCCAATGGATGAAAACTTTCTTGCTGGCGATACTTTGCTATTTGCTCCTGGTGGGGGAACTCAAACTATTGCCAATAGAAACTTTGATCCAGGTGGTGGAAATAGTGGAGACGTACATGGATATAATAAATCTATGTTTGATTCTAATGCTATTAGTTTCAATCAAAACACAGAAATTGCTGGAGAGCAGGCTGTAATTCAACCACATAATCATGAACCATTTGAAGTTCAATTTGATATCGCAAATACTAGACTTCCAAATAGCGTTTCAGTAAATGTTATTTCAAATGTTGTACCAGATAACGTTGATAAAGCATTAAATATCAATGTATCAACACCAACACCAACTCTCATCTGTCTGTATCTAATCAGGGCATACTAATGGCAAATTATACTAGAGAAAAATCAAAATACGGTGGAGTCGTAGGTAGTATTCAGCTATTTACTAGTGCTCTGCCATTAGCAAATGATCCCTTAGATGCTCAATGGAAGTCTCAAATTCCTGCTGGTTTTTTGAGATGTGATGGATCTATTTTGAATGCTAAAGAATATCCAGAACTTGCTGCTATTCTTGGAGTTGGTGAAGCTTCTAAATTTAGAAAAGAAACTCAGGAATTGAATGAAAATCAGTTTCAACTTCCAGATCTTGGATCTAAGTATATGACTCCTGGTTTGGCTAGCGGTCAGTATGCTTCTTTGAATATTATTCAGACAGGAAAAAGTAGAGTAGGTGCTGAAGTTTCTGTTACTTCCAATGTTGGAAATAGTGTTACAATTGATTATGCAGGAAACTTCACTGTAATTGGGCAAAGCGATGTTGCTCTTTTGGGAAACTCAAAATTTACTCCACCAAATGATGAAAAAAATACTGGTGAAGCAATTCTTGATCAGTCAAGTTTTCAAGCACATGGACATAATACAAATGCTAAAGTACTGAACTATACTGGAAATTTCAAAGTTGGTGCGGAAGGAAAAAGTGGAACTGATCTAACACCTTTTGCAGGAAACCAAATTGTTGGATCTGGAAATCCATCAAATACAACTCAATCACGACACGTACACAAAATTACTTGGCCAAATGCTGCATCATATAATCAAAATTTCAAATTTGAATTTGATACTTTCAATGCCCCAGCAGACAATCTACAAACAACTATAAATATTGCCACTAAAACAGTTACAGAACTTCCAGAGACGGTTCAACCATTTATTTTAGTAGAGTACATAATAAAATTCTAACATGGCAGAACTAATATACGACTTATATCCAGGAGAAATGACATGGGAATTATTGGATGGATGTGCCATTTATAATTCTGGATATGGAGTTTCTGGTGCTGCTGGAACTGGAGAACTTGGTGGATTTAATACCAATACTGGAAAAGCATATTTGAGTTTTGGAACGTTCAACTCATATTCTTATGTTATTGATAGAGAGGCAAAATTTTTCTTGAATCTTGCTAGTATGGAGTATATGATTATTGATGTAATCACTGGTAGTGATTATAATGGAGGAGAGAGACCAAATAATTTTGGAGAATCACTATATTTACAATCTATTACTGGATCTGGACAAACATATTTAATGGCAAATTCTGGTAAAGATGGTGGATATACATTTCCAGATGTTGATGCTGGTGGTGCGTGGACAACAAAAACAGTTTATATATCCGAAGCTGATAAGGGTGTGAAATTGTGGAGATTTTATGCATATAGTGTTGCTCAACCAGAATTTGCTGGAAGTGGAGGAATATACTCATCAAATGTAAACGCTGGCGATAGATATGGAATCTCACGAATAAGAGTTTATGGCACTGTTCCTACTCATATTCAATACTTTAGGGGAAACGATGAAAGTGATGAAGTATCGATATTTCCTGGCGATCCTCTAGTTTTGTCTTGGAGTACTAAACTTGGAAATTTTGTTGGTGCAACTAGCGTAAGTATAAATCAAGGAATTGGTGCTGTGGCACCCATAGCGCAGGGATCTATTACTCTTGCTGTTGGTCCAACCGTTGAAACTACTTATATTTTTACTGCTGTTGGAAATACTGGAACTATAACAAAAACTCTCCTTGTGAAGATGAAAGTTCCAGATACTACTCCAGACATCTTTGCTTTTGGTGCTGTATCTGGTGCTGAACTTTCAACAGAATATACTAGTAATACTATTACAGTTGCTGGACTAGATCCTGGAATTATAGTAGTTCTTAGTGCTACAAATGGTGCTCTAACATCAGTGAATGGAGGAGCATTTAGTACTACTAATAAATCTGTTACTAACAACGATACTGTTACTGTTAAGATGACATCATCTGGCAGTTTCAATACGCAAAAATCTACAACTGTCAGTATTGGAACAATTAGTACAACTTGGAAAATTACTACTAAATCAGCACCAGTTCAAATACCAAATACGTTT